AAACCACGAGGGGTTTGGGCTTGGGTGATGGTGCGGAAGCATTGGTATTTACGCATGATGATTCTCCTTAGTTTGATTCAAAGTAGGTGGCAATTTGAGCGTCAGTCCAACCCGCAAAGGTTGGCAGTTCCCGAATGGGTTTGGTGCGGTCTTCAAGCCCTCGCTCTGTGTATGGGTTGCACAAGGCGGCGAGTTCTTCGCAACGGCATCCAAAGCCATCTATGGCAGGACAGTCGGGGTGGTGTGATTCTTCAGGGTTCATGGTGAAAATCTCCGTTGTGGTTTGGTTGGACAGGAAAAGAAACAGCGGCAAGAAGCCGCTGTCAGAGACGAGAGAGAAATTCTCTCTGGGTTACTCAAAGGTAATAGCTTCTTTCAATTCAGCGATGAGTGCGGCGAACTCTTGCTTGGTCATGCCTGAGTTGACGACCTCCGCCACCACAGCATCGAGCACCTTGCGTGGTGCAACGACTTTGACTTGGCGTGCGCTTGATGCGGGCAAAGGCTTGGTCTTGGACTTTGATTCGCGGATGTAGTAGTTGAAGTCCGAATAGGCTCGGTCGATGGCTTTGACATTCTCACGATTCGCTTTCTTGGACTTGCCTACCTTGAGGATTTCCTCCGCATTGACAATCTTTTGACCAACAAGATGGTTCAGCATCCAACGGGCTTTCAAGTCCTTTTGTTGCTCGGGCGTGGCTTTGGCATAGGCTTGTGCAAGGGGCTTTGCAGACTCTTGAACTTCTTTGCCAAGCTTGCCAACTGATTCGGCGAACTCATCGAATGACATGGTGGTGTTTGCTTTGATACTCATGGTGCTTCTCCTGATGTGAGAGAGACTTTCTCTCTCGGGTTGTACGACTCGGACTTCCCGAATCGCTAAAGCTATTTTACCATGAGGGGTAAGAGGATGGTTCGTATGGTAGCCTGAGAACAGGCAAAACCGAATACTTATGACCCCACTATACCCCCATCCCCCATATATGTGTTGACGGGCGGCACATTGTATTAACACTATTCCCCACCCGCTCCCAGAACTTTTGTAATACTTAATAACACAACAACACCACCCCCATAAATTTTTAAAAAATTTGGGATAACCCCTTGTCAAACGATTGACACAACACAAATAAAAAAGCCCCCGCCATTGCTGGAGGGGGCTGAACGGCGATTTCTCGACCGAGGAGAAGCAATGGTTGCCCACTACTTGGAAAGTAGTGTACATTACGCGCATCGCAGGTACAAGGGACTTATGCGCCAATGCTAGATCATCTCATCGACTTTGAACCGGAAGTGGGCGACCACTCTGGAAAACCGTCGCCAATTGAAAAACACCACCCCGCCGATGTAATCGACGCCAAAGTTAAAACCGCAGACTGGCTCAAAGGTCTTGGTGCGGCAGACACAGATACTGTGGTCAGCCAAGCTGAAGTCAAAGCCGCCCGCGCTTCATTTACAAACTTCGTGTCTTCCGCGCCAGCAGAAATCACGCACAAACATCTGACCCAAATTAAAACGCCAGCCGCTGTCCAGCATCTGGTGGGCATGCTCACGGCCTATGACTGGGAATTTGTACAGCAAGCCAAGGAGCTGCGCGGGTACACAGTCGCCAAGCTCTTGGAAGAGTGTGAGAACCCCAACGCCAATGTTCGTTTGAAAGCCTTGGGCCTGCTGGGTAAAGTCACCGAAGTTGGGCTGTTCACCGACAAGATTGAGGTCAAGAAGTTGGACTTGACAGAAGACGAGATTGACAAGAAGCTCAAAGAGAAGCTGGCCAAGTTCATGAATGTGTCCGACGTTGAGTACACAGACATAGAGATTGCCGACCAACCTGACCCCGCGCCAGCCGAAGAAACAACCCCGGAACCCAAAGATGAGTGAGCGCCTGCTTACATCGAAAGAAGCTACAGCTCTGTATGCCAAGCTGCCGATGATGAGTTCCAGAGAGAAGCTGGAGACGCTTGAGATGTTGGACAAGTCGGAGTCCTTCAAGACCGTCAGGTTAGCGCGTACTAACATGATTGAGTTTGCCAAACACGTCTACCCCGGGTTCAAGGTGGGGCCGCACCACCGCAAGCTGGCCCGCATCTTTGATGCGGTGCTCAAAGGGGAGAAGAAAAGAGTCATCATCAATATTGCCCCGCGTATGGGTAAATCTGAATTTAGCTCTTACTTGTTCCCTGCTTATTTTCTAGGTAATTACCCTGAGAAGAAGATTATCATGGGAACGCACACGGCGGGCTTGTCTGAGGACTTCGGGCGGCGGGTTCGTAACTTACTCGAGGATGAACAGTACCATGAGCTATTTCCTAAGACAGGCGTGGCAGATGACCAGAAGGCTGCTGGAAAGTGGAGTACTAGTGCTGGGGGCCAGTATTATGCTGCTGGCGTGGGCGGCGCTCTGGCTGGGCGTGGTGCTGACCTATTCGTTATCGACGATCCTCACTCGGAACAAGACGTAAAAGCCAACAGTCGTCTAGCGTTTGACACGGCGTGGAGCTGGTTCCAAACAGGCCCGTTGCAACGTCTGATGCCCGGGGGCGCGATCATTGTCATCATGACCCGCTGGGGGCCGTTGGACTTGACCGGGCGGCTGATCCAGTACCAAGTCAATAACCCAAACAGCCCACGCTGGGAGATCGTAGAACTACCCGCCATCCTGAACGAAGACACGGACAACGAGAAGTCACTTTGGCCGGAGCAATGGCCGCTGGAGGCACTGAAGTCCGCGAAGTCCTCAATGGATCCCCGGTATTGGAACGCGCAGTACATGCAGCAGCCGACCAGCGACACTGCGGCAATCATCAGCAGAAAGCACTGGCGTATCTGGGAAGGCGACGACCCGCCCAAGTGCGAGTACATCATCCAGTCATGGGATACGGCCCATGAGACCAAAAGCACATCTGACTACAGCGCCTGTACAACGTGGGGCGTTTGGTACAACGAGGAAGAGAATGACAAGCCCCAGCTCATTTTGCTGGACGCGTTCAAGGACAGGATTGCTTTCCCAGAACTTAAACAGTACGCCTTCAAGCACTGGAAGCTGTGGGAGCCCGATGCGTTCATCGTGGAGAAGAAGGCTGCTGGTGGGCCGCTGATTCAAGAGCTGCGGGCGATGGGCATACCTGTACAAGAATTTACACCTAGTCGTGGAAACGATAAGATGGTGCGCGTCAACGCCGTGGCGGACATGTTTGCTTCAGGCTTGGTGTGGGCTCCAGATACACGATGGGCACGAGAAGTAATTGAAGAGGTCGCGGCTTTCCCTGTGGGAGAGAACGATGACTACGTGGACACGACCACGCAAGCACTTCTGCGATTCAGACAAGGCGGTTTTATTCAGCTCGACACTGACGAGCCAGATGAACCACGATTTTTCAAGCGCCGAACAGCGGCGTACTACTGAGGATAAACAATGGCAACCAACATCGACAAAGCTCTGTACCAACAACCCCAAGGCATAGAAGACCTTGCGCTGGAAGAGGAGCCGATTGAGATCGAGATCATCGACCCAGAGGCGGTAAATATCCACGCAGGAGACCTCGACATCAGTATCCAGCCCGATGGGGAAGATGAGTTTGGTGAGAACTTGGCCGAGGACATGGACGAAGGTGCGCTGTCAAATCTGGCTGGTGACTTGGCCGGTGACATTGAACAAGACCGCAACTCCCGCAAGGACTGGGAGAAAGCCTATACAGAAGGCTTGAAGCTGTTGGGCCTCCAGTACGAGGAGCGCACAGAGCCTTGGAACGGAGCCTGTGGCGTGTTCCACCCCATGATTACCGAGGCCGTGGTGCGCTTCCAGTCTGAGACGATCACGGAGCAGTTTCCTGCGCAAGGGCCGGTGCGTACAAAAATCTTGGGCAAGGAAACGCCTGAGAAGCAAGAAGCGGCGGTGCGTGTCGAGGCTGACATGAACTACCAGTTGACAGACGTGATGCGTGAGTTCCGCCCCGAGCATGAGCGCATGTTGTGGTCACTGCCAGCCACCGGCTCAGCGTTCAAGAAGGTCTACTACGACCCAAGCTTTGGTCGCCAAGTTTCGATGTTCATCCCAGCAGAAGACATCCTGCTGCCTTACGGCACGACAGACATGGACACTTGTTACCGCCTGACTCACGTCATGCGTAAAACAAAGAACG